CATCAGGGGCATTTTTCTTAGAAGATTGCAATACGTCAAACGTGAGCAATCTTTTCGTTTGGATTATTGACAGAAACTCACGCGATTATGCTTTGGATTCTTCTTCTGTACAAATTTTTGCCTCATCAGGAAGTCAAACAAACTTCAATAATGTTGTTTTACTATCAGACCCATCAACAGCAAAAATAAATAAAATAATTCGCGGTAATTTGCTTGGAAACGCAGCGGTTACTATCAGTAATTTTTACATATCTGGTTTACCAGTAAGTTACCAGAATGCTATCTCAATGCTGTATTTACCTAACACGGCGGCGGATGCTGATGTTAGGTTGATAAATGGTTTTATGTCTCATGGGGGAATTACCATAGAGCGCCCAAATATTAGCGTAGTAGATAAAGTTGTTTTAAATGGTAGCAGTGGAACAGCAAACATTACGTTTGCAATACCTGGAAATACTGGTGTAACCGAAACATCAACAGATATGTCAGTAATCAACTGCTCTATTGATGGTTCTATTCTTTGTCAAATTATTGCTGATGGAAAACTTATTTTTAGCCACAATAAAATTGGAGGGGGAATAACGGCAGATCAAAATAATACTTGCAATATTATTGTTTCCGAAAACTCTTTTATTGGCGGAAATATTACTGTTAACGGGGCATCTTCAGAAATAGGTCAAGTTGTTATTTCAAACAACTGTTTAATTTCTGGGCAGACTGTAATTTCAAAAGCATTAACGGCTGTTATTACTGGTAATACCACAAGTGAAAAAATTGAAATAAAAGATGTTCAAACTTTTAATATAACTGGCAACAATGCTAGAACAGACTTGGTTGAATCTATTATTGATATAAACCCAGTAGTAACGGCAAGCATACTTGCTGGCGTTATTAGTAGCAATAATTTGTTAATAAAAACAGGGACTATTGGAGCGTTATTTGTTACTATTGCTGGAGGTGTTTCAGGAGTAACAGACGTTAACAATAATAAGTTAACCGTAGCTTGGACGTGAAATTTAACCGTGCTGGCCCGACTGACCAGAAAATTGATTTTAATTGGAGATTAAAATGGCGCTAGAAAAAGTTCAAATTGTTGACCGCATTGAAGTTATTGAAAACGGCTGCATTCAAGTTCGCACCAAGACCGCTATCAAAGAAGATGGCATTGAAATTAGCAGTAAGTTTCACCGCCACGTTGTCGTGCCTGGTGCTGACTACAGCGCTGAAGATGCCAAAGTGCAAGCAATTGCCGCATCTATTCATACACCCGCAGTAATTGCGTCTTACCAAGCAGCTATTGCTTCACAAGGAGTCTGATATGGCACAGAATAGTCAAATTGCATTTGCACCTCTTGGCGATACGGTAGTTATCCCTGCGGCTGCTTCTGCCTCTACTGGCGTTCAGGCACTAGTTAACTCACGCTTTGATGGTCAAGGCACAGGGCAATATCGCATCATCAACTCAAGTGCCAACACGGTATTTTTGGGCGTTGGAAGTACGGCTGCGATTGCTACGGCTAACGCTGTTGCTCCTGTTGCTGGTACACCATCATCAGCTATTGTTCTAGTGCCTGGCGCTGTTGAAGTCTTACGCTTTCAGCGTGAATCATTTTTCAGTGGCTTGGCCTCTGCCGCCTCTACTGTTTATATCGTCCAAGGCGAGGGTATGTAATGCTTGAGGATACCGACACACGGCTGGCGGTTCACGAGGCGGTTTGTGCTGAGAGGTACACCGCCATTGAGAAGTCGTTTGCATCAGGTTCACAGCGCATGACTCGCATTGAGTATTTGCTTTATGTGGTGATTGCGGCTGTATTACTTGGGCCAGGCTTTGCTGGCGAGTTGGTAAAAAAAATCATAGGCTTGTGAGCAATGGATGCTTTGGCTTCTTTTGCCATTGTTTCTGTTAACAGGAACTTCAGAAAAAGTCGAGTACCGTTGTGTGAGGTGGGCGTGGACAGGTGATGTTTACAACCGGAAGGTTGTTTGCCTTGAATGGGTAAAGGTTGTAAGGAAATGATTGACCCCATAACAGCGCTTGCAGGATTACAAAGTGCAATCAGCGTAGTCAAAAAAGCCAGCAAGGTCGCAAATGATCTGGCTGGTTTAGCACCGTCTATCGCCAAGATGTTTGATGCTAAAAGCGTTGCAACAAAGGCAATGGTTGAGGCTAAACGATCTGGCAACAAATCAAACTTAGGAACTGCACTTCAAATCGAGATGGCGCTTGATGAGGCAAAGCGTTTTGAGGCCGAATTGATGTTGCTGTTTCAGGCCACTGGTCGTGCTGATGTGTGGCAAAAGATTAAGCAGCGTCAGCAACAGATGGATGTTGAAGATGCTCATTTAGCCAGACAAGCCAAGGCAGAAGAAAAGAAAAGAAAAGAAGAAGAAGAAGAATATATGGCATGGGCGGTTGGTGTTGTTGTGATCGTAATGCTTCTTGGTGCAATTGGTTGGGGCATTGCTGAAATACAAGATTTGTGCGCCAAGACAAGGTGTGGTCGGTGAATGAGTACCAAAAGCAATTTGACTTATTCCTCAAAGTCTTTGTCAGGCTTTGCATTGCTTGGTGGGTGCTTGGATTTCTCAAGTTTTTGCCTGACGACTTGTCAGACAAGATCGTGAATAAATTACTAGGAATGATTGGTCTATGAGTGATGAGAAGCCATCAGACGTATTAAGCAAGGTGCTGTCCTATGTGGATAGTCCATTCAAGCTGTTTGCTCTGATACTCATGGCGGTGTTTGCTTTTGCTGGGTACTTTGTTTGGCAGAACCAATCATTTCTATTTGATGCGTATAAAGAGAACAAGAAACTTCCAACGATTGCAGAAGAAAGGGCAGAAGATGTTGCAGCGCATTTGTTTAAAAACACTGATGCAACAGTCATTGCCATTTTCAAAGTAAACCCTTTATTTGGGACAAGAGTTCTGTTTCGTGCCTATACCCGTGAGGGCAGAGACAAAACGCATGATGGCTTAGATGTTGGTTTGTTCACCCAGAGTTCAGCCAATAATCGTGATGTGATTGCACTGATGGCTAATGAGATTCCTTGCAGTGAATATACGATGGCTCAAAGCGAGATTGGGCTTTGGTACATTGAAAAGGGTGTTACCTTTGGATGCCGTGTAAGTGTGCCTCCAGAGCAGGGGCGGTTCGTTGGGCAAATCACTGTTGGGTGGGACAAAGAACCCAACGACTTGAACAAAGCCATAAGTATGTTGCAGATTGCAAGTAATATATTGAGTAAAAGCAAACAGTAAAGGATCACTATGCTGACACTACTTTCAACCCTAATCTCATTCTTGATGGGCGGATTGCCTAAGATTTTGGAATTCTTCCAAGACAGGGCAGATAAGAAGCATGAGCTAAACCTTGCCCAGATGCAGATCACCCGTGAGCTGGAACTGCGAAAAGCAGGGTTTGAAGCACAGGAAAGAATTGAACACATCAAGTCTGAGCAACTGGCTACCGAGAGTGCAGCCAATACCACTCAGGTGCTGATTGGCGCACAGCAAGCTGAAATGCAAGCCCTCTATGCCCATGACACAAGTTTGAATGAGGGAACATCCACATGGATGAAAAACCTTAGAGCAAGTGTGCGCCCTGTCATTACTTACGGGTTCTTTTTCCTGTTGTTATTTATTGACATTGGCCTGTTTGCCTATGGCTGGAATCGTGGTGTGCCGTTTACAGAGTTGGCTGAAATGTTGTGGGACTCTGACACTCAAGCCCTGTTTGCCTCAATCATTGCTTTCCACTTTGGTGGTCGGGCTTTTGGCAAATGAACATCTCAGACAAGTGCTTGCACATGATTCGCCATCACGAGGGCGTGAGGCAGAATCCCTATAAATGCCCTGCAAAGCTGTGGACTGTAGGGGTTGGTCATGTGATGTTTCCAGAGCAAGGCAAACTCAAGATTGATCAGCGGGATGCCTTTGTGCCACCGCCAGAGGCCATGCGTAAACACTCAATGGAGGAAGTCGATGCAATACTTAGGGCAGACCTTACTAGGTTTGAGAAAGGCGTGGCTACTTATTGTCCTGTGCCTCTTACTCAAGGACAGTTTGACGCACTGGTTTCATTTTCTTTCAATGTAGGGCTAGGCACACTCCAGAGGTCAACCCTGCGCCAAAAGGTACTTAGGGGAGACATGGAGGGCGCTGCCGAGGAACTTCTCAAGTACTGCATGGCTGGCGGCAAAGTTCTCAAAGGCTTGCAAAAACGCAGAATTGACGAAAGAGCCTTATTTCTGAGTTGAGTTCTGGCGCAAATGTTTGCCTGTCAAACGCATGATCCAACAAGTTTGGCAAATCCATTTGTGTCCCATATCAACCCCTCCCTCTGGCGGCTTGGTCTCATCACATTTATTACAAGTTCGTAATCTGTGAACAGGCTGATTGCCGCCTAGTTCGATTGGGTACATTGCCATTCTCTTTCGCTTCTGCCTGAGTTTGATTTGACTGTGTTGCCTGTCAATTCAATCAAGCCCATTATTTTCATTTCGTTGAGCCGCCTGGCAACCTGATTGCTGTCCAAGTTGGTACAAGCTGAGATGCCATCCTTGCCTAGTGGCCCGTTTATTTGGAGACACTCAAAGATTCTCTGGTGGTGTTGGGTGGCGGCTTCTTTGATTGAATCGGCTGCCTGAAACGATGTTAGGGGATCATTTGCCCTGACTCTTGGGAAGTCTGGCATGGCGAAAATTTTCTTAAATGCGTCTTTATAGTCCATGATATTTCCTTGTTAGGGGCAATGCCCCTGTTACTTAAAATGGGATATCTTCCTCGTCTTTTGGCAAGCCCTTGTAATCTTCCTTTGGCTTTGGGGTGTTCAAATATGCCCAGCCGTTCCAGCCGCCATCAGGCAGTGGGATGCTGTCCAACTTGAGCATTGGGCCGTTCTTGGTCTCAATGACCGAGCCAATGGTTTGATAGCGTGATTTTTCTTGACCATCTTTGTTTGTGTACTTACCTGACACGATGGTGATTTCATAGAGTTTTTTAGACATTTTTTAAATCCATAAGTTGAGCAATTTTGATATCAAGTTCGTTTAAGAATTTGACCACTTCATCTTCCATTTGCTTGATGAACTCGTTATCCCGTGGGACACGTTTCACAAACAATTGAAGTTCATCGGGTAGGCGATTGTCAAAGCTGACAAAATCGCACCACTGCCGCCCTGTGCAAGCCATTTGAAACTGCATCTGGGTGTTGTACTTGCCTAGCACACTTTGGGACAGCAAAGTTTCAATGTGCGTGGCTGTGTTGGGGCATTTGATTTCTAAGAGGCCATCATCACCCACCAAGCCATCAGGAGAAGCACCAGCCATGATGATTGAGGGATGAGGTACAAACCCCACTTCATCAACCAAAACATCCTGTAAAGCCTCATAAGCGGCTCTGGCAAGGGGTTCTGTGTCTGTGCCGTGTTGCATGGCAGCATTAGTGAAACTCTCACCCTTTTGACCCGTTAGGCGTTCGCACACCAGCTGGGCCATGTAGTTGTCACGGGTTGCTGAATAGCCCGTTTTTGTCTTAGCAATAACGTCAGCCACACGGGAAGCGGTGACTTTGCCAATACGAATGGTGAACCATTCCTCTGTGCCTTGATCCATCATTTCAATCATGATTTCATTCCTTTTATGTAAACGCTAAAACTGTCCAATGTGTCCTGACCAAAGGCGGTCATTTTCTGAATCTCAGCTGCCACTTCATCTAGCACCTGATTGCGCTGTGAGGGTGAGACATAAACATCCCAATGGTATGGCTGACCACTTTTCATTTCTGCTTCATGGGCGATGCGGTCGAATTCATCATCTTCATCTGTTTTCATAATTTGGCCTTTGCTTTGTCTTTGGCTGCGATCACTTTCTTTTGCCATTCAGAATCACCATTGCAAGCGGCATAAGCGGCTTTGTAGGCGGCTTTTAATTGATCTTGGTCGGTAGATGCCTCGATTGCCGCCAAGTGGTCTACAAGGGCGCTTTCATTGACTTGAGGTCTACGGCTGGCTGTGTTGCCATCATCATCTTCTGGTGCTATGCCGCAAGCCGCCATCAGGGAATATCTACGTGCATAAGTCAAAGCAGAGCCAAAACCTTGGGCATCGTGCTTGTTAGCCGGAACAAATAATTGTCCACAGTTTAGGGATTCACCAGACTCATGGAGAAAGATGGTTTCAATAATCACCCCATCAGGCGATGGTTGGTTTTGCTGAATCAAGGCAATGCCATTGTTGTTCAGAGAATCAATGACTGCCTCAACACAAGCTGACAAGTCAGCATAGCGTGATTTAAAGTGAGGGTTTGTTGAGGACTTGAGCGCAGGGCCGAAAGCCTTTTGTGCTTTGACCAATGCAGTTGCGATGTTTTTCATGATTGTTCCTGTGAAAGTTCGATTTGCAAATGTTTAAGTTCTTCAGCGGTGATGTTGATTAAGTAGCAAAGGCTGCGAATCTTGCCCTGAAGCATCCCGACTTGATAGGCCAGGCGATCCCGTGGGTCTTGGCCCTCATAGATACTGGCGGCATTTTGTGCCACTTCATTGATGATGTAGTCTGCGTTCATGATTCTTCCTTTAAATAAGCTGTCAGGCGTTTGATTCGGTCTTGGTGGTACTCAGCCATGCGCTTTGCGTATTCATTGGCACTGAGAGCCTCCAATAGCTTGCGCTGTGCCATTTCAAGTTCTTTGGCAGCCAGTTCTTTTGGTGATGGCAAGCGGAAATAATCTTTGAGTTTGTCAATCATGTTTAACCCCTCCATGCGAGCATTACGCCCCAACCACCAAAGATGATGATCGCCAATGTCCATTCGACAATTGTTGTGATGATCTTAGATTTCATTTTGTTCCTTTAGCATACGAGCGTGGTGAATCTTGGCCTCAGACACAATGCGTTCAAATTCAGATGAGGACAGATCGCAAGAAATGTCATCACCCTTTTCGCTAAAGACAAACACATCGTAAATTTCTGCTGAGTTGTGGTCATGGGGCAGATTGAATTCTGCTGGGTAGTAGTCATAACCGACCTTGACTTTCTCAAGGGTTGTGCCATCGTCATAAGTGACGAATTCATCAAAGTGGTAGTGAAGTTTGTAGTCAATCATGGCAATTCCTTAATTAAGAATTAAACGGCCTGTCAAGCCAAAAGATTTCAAAGTATCAATTGCGTTTTGGATTGCTTCTTTGCGGGAATGACCAAAAAACACGGGAGGAACATTTGTGCCTGGCAAAGCACAATCAAACTCAATTACCCAAGCTGGAGGAACAGTTGCACGAATACGGGGGTTATATTGTTCTTGCTGAAAGTAGCAATCTGCTTTGAAAAGTTGTGTCATATTGACTCCTAAAAAGACCCCGAGAAGTTCAGGGCATGGATGGACTATAACGCACCTTATATAACCAAGTCAACTGTGGGGTTATTAGCTAGCTAATGTATAATTTGCGTATGGACAAAAATAAGTTTATTGCACTCGCTGGCTCACAGGATGAGCTTGCCAAGTTGTTGGGCATCAGCCAAGCGGCTGTGTCTCAATGGAAAACTGTGCCTCAAGCAAGAATTTGGCAATTAAAGTTGTTGCGGCCTGATTGGTTTTTGGATTAAGATTGTTTGAAACACGGCTAGGTCTGAAGTCATGAGCAGACCGAAAAGAGTTACCTCCCTCTCCTGCCGCAGTTTCTTTTAAGGGAGTATGAAAAGGCGAGCTATGCATTACTACCAGTTTCACATTGGTGACTACATGAGTCACACCAGGCATCTTTCATTGATGGAAGATTTGGCCTATCGCAGACTTCTGGACTACTACTTTTTGCACGAACAACCAATTAAGCACAGAGATGCTGCCAGACAAGTTGGCATGAAAGAGCATGAAGAAGATGTTTTGACAGTGTTAAATGAATTCTTTTTGTCCACAGAAGATGGATTTGTAAACCCAAGGGCTGACAAGGAAATAAAGCAATACAAAGAGTTTGCAGAGGCTGGCAAACGTGGGGCGGCTAAAAGGTGGGGAACACCCCCCAATGGGGAGGCTAATAGCCCCCCTAATGCTACCCCAATAGCAACCAATAACCATAAACCAATAACCAATAACCATAAACCAAAGAAAGAGAAAGCAACTGTCGTTGCTTGTCCCCCTGATGTTTCTGAACAAGTTTGGAATGATTGGTTGCAACTCAGGAAAGCCAAGAAAGCCTCTGTGACCGAAACAGTCCTAAAAGGCGCAAGGTCTGAGGCTAGCAAGATTGGTTGGTCACTTGAGCAGTTTTTGATTGAGTGGTGTACCCGTGGCAGCCAGGGCTTAAAAGCTGAATGGCTAAAAGAAAAACTCACCAAGTCTGAAGAACGTCAAAACGTGATGGCAGAGTTGACTAGGGGCAAATCAATTCCTAAAACGCCATTTTGGGCTAAACCTGAAACCATAGTACTGGAGGCACAAGATGTGGAACGAAAACGACTTTTGTGATCCAGACTCAGGTTTTGATTACATCTTTGGAATGATGAACGCCATTTACGGCTCACGATTCATCACGCATTGGCAAGATGTTGACCCCAACCTTGTCAGACAGACTTGGAAGCAATATCTTGGCAGATTCTTGACCTACAAGCCAAGCCTAGATTTTGCGCTTGGCAAGCTGGACAAAGACTTTCCACCGAGCGCCATTGCTTTTCGGGATATGTGCAATCAAGGCCCATCAATCCCTGTTAAACCACCAACTGCAGTTTTGATTGAGCGCAAAAAAACAATTCATGAGCAGATTGAAAGCGAAAGAATCAGGGCAGAAGCATTGGCGAAATTATCAGAATTAAGAAAACAATATGGTGGGAGAACATGAATGAGTTGGCTCTTTTCGCAGGCGCTGGTGGAGGAATACTTGGTGGACACCTCCTCGGATGGAGAACAGTCTGTGCAGTCGAATGGGAAGCCTACCCAGCAAGCGTACTGTGCGCCAGACAAAATGACGGACTTCTCCTGCCTTTCCCGATTTGGGATGACGTACAAACCTTTGACGGAAACCCGTGGCGAGGAATTGTTGACGTTGTATCTGGCGGCTTTCCATGCCAAGACATCTCTGCCGCTGGGGGGGGGGGGGGGATCGATGGAGAAAGAAGCGGAATGTGGCGAGAAATGGCGAGGATCATTTGTGAAGTTCGACCAGGATTCGTGTTCGTGGAAAACTCACCAATGCTCACTTCTAGGGGACTTGGAAGAGTTCTTGGAGACTTGGCCTCAATGGGGTTTGATGCGAGATGGGGAGTGTTGGGAGCAGCGAATGTTGGAGCAAACCATCAGAGGGACAGAATCTGGATTGTCGGAAAAAAATTGGCCAACTCCAACAGCATCTCAAGCAAGATCAGAAGGGATGATTCTGCAAATGAGAAAAATGGTGGATTCAGGAACAACAACATTGGAAGAAGCGGAGGCAATGATTGGAGGCAGTTTAACTCCCAAAAGGATGCAGAATTGGCCGACACCAAGAACAGCAGGTATGTGTGGTGGGACAGGTTCATGGGAACTACTGAACAAGAATACAACAAGAGAAGAAGCCAGATTGATGGGTGCGGGGAATGGTGGAAAGCTGAACCCGATGTGGGTAGAGTGGCTGATGGGGTGGCCTCTAGGGTGGACAGACTTAAAGCCATTGGAAATGGACAAGTTCCATTGTGTGCCGCAACAGCATGGAGAATCCTAAGTGAATCACTATGAAGCAAACAGAATTCTTGATCGAGCCAAAGAAGGACAACAATTTAGCGAGTTTGTCATCACAAGAGCGCTTGAACTTACAGGAGACTATGAAGAACAGCGAGGCGGTCGAGTGGATCAGACGCTACCGCAAGAAAGCCTTGGAGGAGGGGCGGGGAGAAGCCCAATATTGGTGGCAACAAACCCTAGCGGACATTGCCAAGAGGCGAGGCCAAGCGGCTGCTGACGATCTGAAAAAACGCATGAACGAACAGAAAGATAAAAAATGATGCAGATCATGTTCACAATTTATGGCGAGCCTGTACCAAAGGGCAGACCAAGGTTTTCCACAAGGGGAAAGTTCCCTGTTGCCTACACACCTGAAAAGACCAAAAACTATGAATCCGATGTTGGGATGATGGCAAAAGCGGCAATGGGCGCATCAGAACCGCTAGAAGGGGCTTTGGAGGCGTTTATTTATGTCACCTTTCCTGTTCCCGCCTCATACTCAAAAAAACGAACTGAGGCTTGTTTAAACAATTCTGAAAAACACACCAAAAAGCCCGATTTGGACAACGTGATCAAGAGCGTGATCGATGGCATGGACAAAATTGTTTTTGAGAACGACTCCCAAATTACATCTATTCATGCCACCAAGGTTTATGGCGAAGTGGCAAAAGTTGAAGTTATTGTGAGGCAAGCATGATCATCACCCTACACAACAGCCAGCAGGCACACACAGTCCTGAAAGACTTATGGCCTAAGATTAAAGAAACCTTACAGGCGGGTAAGCAATTGCGCTTAGAGGTCAAGAAGGCCACCCGCAGCACAGACCAGAATGATATGTTTCATGCCCTGATTGACATGGTTGCCAAGCAAATGAAAGCAGCAGGGTCAGAATGGACAGCAGAGGATTGGAAAAGATTGCTCATCGATGCCTGGGCGCATGAAACTGGTCGCAAGATCGGCAAGATTGCACCAAGCCTAGACGGGCAAAGGGTTGTCCAACTTGGCCTCCAAAGCCACAAATTTACCAAAGAAGAAGGCTCAGAGTTCATTGAATGGCTTTTGGCTTGGATGGCAGACAAAGGGATTGAGACATGACACGAGAAGAAATTATGCAGATGGGGCGACAAGCTGGTTCATTTATTGAATTGGCTCAAGAAAAAGATTTGCTTTGGCTTGAACGATTTGCCAAGCTAGTAGCACAGCATGAGCGTGAGAAATCTTTAAAACTTTGGATGCTGTTAGATGACATCGACACGGCTGATGACATTGCAAAAACAGACCACGACACCTATCGCAGGCTGTGCCGCAACACTCAACAAAAACGATGGGCTGTTTTAAGCGAATCCGAAGTTGATGCCGCCATCCGAGCAAGGGGACAAGCATGATGTGTCCCCGCTGTGGCTCTGAAACCCTCAAGGTTTTAGATACCCGATCAAACCCCGAATTTGTAAGCCGTAAGCGCCAATGCGAAAACAACCATAAGTTTTACACCAAAGAATATGCAATACCCGAAACACAAATATGTGAGAAGCCAGAAACTGCTAAAATTAGTGGCGGCTCTATCCTGTCAGCTTTGTGGAACAGAACATGGAATTCAAGCAGCACATAGCAATTGGGGTGGTGGCAAGGGCAGAGGAATCAAAGCCGATGACAATCTGGTAGCGGCTTTATGCCAAACTTGCCACTATGACATCGACCAAGGTGCAAAGTGGTCAAAGGCAGAAAGACAGCAAGCATGGAACATTGCCCACTTCAAAACAGTTCAATTGTTAGTGGACACAAACCAATGGCCTGTTGACATTCCTATACCGGACATTGCAAAATGAGTACGCTGACAAAATGCAGTTGCCAGCTTTTGGGGGCCGATGCTCCCATTTTTTTGAGGACACCATGCTAAAAATTGTGCAAAAGCCTGTGGACAAGTTGATACCTTATGTCAATAACAGCCGCACCCACTCTGATGAGCAAATAGCCCAGATTGCCTCAAGCATCAAAGAATTCGGCTGGACTAATCCGATATTGGTAGATGGGGAGAACGGCATCATTGCAGGGCATGGGCGGCTGATGGCAGCAAGAAAGCTGGGCTACAAAGAAGTCCCCACCATCGAGTTAAAAGACCTGACAGAGACCCAGCGCAAGGCTTATATCATTGCCGACAACCGCCTGGCACTCAATGCAGGGTGGGACAATGAAATGCTGACCATCGAGTTAAACGACTTGCTGGCAGATGGGTTTGCACTAGAAATGCTGGGCTTTGACCCCAAAGAACTAGGCGCACTGCTTGAACCTGAAGTGGTGGAGGGGTTGACAGACGAAGATGCCGTTCCTGATATTCCTGACGAGCCAACAACTCAGCTGGGCGACATTTATCAACTTGGCAACCACCGCCTGATGTGCGGAGATTCCACAAGCGTGGATGCTGTCACGAAACTTACAAGTGGGGGGGGGGTAGATATGCTGTTAACTGATCCACCTTACAACGTTGCTTATGAGGGTAAAACAAAGGATGCTTTGAAAATTAAAAACGACAACATGGAAAATGACCAGTTTCGTCAGTTTTTAAGAGACGCATTTGTTACTGCTGACTTAGTAATGAAAGCTGGCGCAGTTTTTTACATTTGGCATGCTGATAGTGAGGGTTTTAATTTTCGAGGCGCTTGCACTGACGCTGGCTGGAAAGTACGTCAATGTTTAATATGGAAAAAGTCAAGCATGGTCATGGGCCGACAGGATTACCACTGGAAGCACGAGCCTTGTCTTTATGGGTGGAAAGACGGTGCTGGACACCTTTGGGCGGCAGACCGTAAGCAAACCACCATTTTGGAATTTGATAAACCAAGCCGAAGCGGTGAACATCCAACAATGAAACCAGTTGCTTTGTTTGAGTATCAAATGCTTAACAATACAAAAGGTGGCGACATTGTTTTGGATTTGTTTGGTGGAAGCGGCACAACATTATTGGCAGCAGAAAAGCATGGAAGACACGCTAGGCTGATGGAATTAGACCCAAAGTATTGCGATGTGATCGTAAAGCGATGGGAAGACTTCACAGGCAAGAAAGCCACTTTGTTGACAGAAGTAATGCAAAATGTGTAATATTTGGTTAAATTCCCCTTTATAAAATGAATCACGAGCATATTCCCACTGATGAAACCAAAAAGCTGGTCGAATCCAGTTCTGGATTAGGCTTGCCGCACGAATCTATTGCCATTCTGGTTGGCATCGATGACAAGACTTTGCGTAAGCATTACCGACATGAACTAGACATGGGCAAAGCCAAAGCCAACGGGCAGATTGCCAAGACGCTATTTCAGAAGGCTACGGCAGGGGATACAACAAGCCTGATCTGGTGGACTAAAAGCCAAATGCGCTGGGCTGAGACTGTTAAGCAAGAACACACTGGCGCAGATGGTGCGCCCTTATTGTTTGAGCGCATTGAGCGTGTGGTGGTGGATGCAAAAAATACTGAAGATTGACACCCCTCGCTGGGCATTGCCATTGACAAAACCAAGCCGATACAAGGGCGCATGGGGTGGTCGTGGCAGCGGAAAGTCTCATGCCTTTGCCGAGTTGATGATTGAGGAACACATCATTGACCCCAAGCGCAGAAGCGTTTGTGTTCGTGAAATCCAGAAATCTCTAAACCAATCTGTCAAGCGGCTGCTAGAAACCAAGATCGAAGCCATGAACGCAGGGGCTTACTTTGAAGTCCAAGATTCGGTCATCAAGTCAAAAAAGGGCGATGGTGCGATTATTTTCCAAGGTATGCAGAACCACACCGCAGACTCAATCAAGTCGCTAGAAGGTTATGACTGCGCTTGGGTTGAGGAAGCCCAAAGTTTGAGCCAGACCAGCCTTGACCTACTGAGGCCAACAATCCGCAAACCAAACAGCGAGTTATGGTTTACATGGAATCCAAGGCAGCAGTCTGATCCTGTGGATTTTCTATTGCGTGGGCCAGAGCCGCCATCCAGTGCCTCGGTAATCAAGGTCAACTTTGGCGATAACCCGTGGTTTCCACAAGTCTTAAAAGACGAAATGGAATACGACAAGCGCAGAGACCCTGACAAATATCAGCATGTTTGGATGGGTCAATACCTACAAAACAGCAACAGCAAGGTATTCAAGAACTGGAAAATTGACGACTTTGATGCACCACCAGATGCCATTCACCGCCTTGGTGCTGACTGGGGTTTCTCAGTTGACCCGACAGTTTTGGTGCGTTGTCACATTATTGGGCGCACTCTGTACATTGATTATGAAGCCTATATGGTGGGCTGTGAGATTATAAACACCCCTGAGTTATTCATGCAAGTGCCAGAGGCTGAGAAGTGGCCCATCGTGGCAGATTCAGCCAGGCCGGAAACCATCAGCCACATGAAGCGTAACGGTTTCCCAAAGATCATGACTGCGATCAAAGGGCCAAAATCGGTAGAGGAAGGCATCGAGTTTTTAAAGAACTACGACATTGTTGTTCACCCTCGTTGCATCCACACAATTGACGAGTTGAGCCTGTACAGTTATAAATCAGACCCATTGACAGGCAGAATTCTGCCCATGCTTGAGGACAAAAAGAATCACGTTATTGATGCTTTGCGTTATGCGTGTGAGGGCATCAGGCGGTCAGCGGTCACAAAATCGGCTACATTTACACCATTGCCCAATGTCAAACGCTGGTAGATAATCGCCCCAAAAGGACAAATATGGCACGAATACCCAACGACCAACGCCTTGCAAATTTACACGCTGAAGCACTGCGGCAGTTTAACGATATACAAACTGCGCTGCGGGATGAGCGTCTGCAATGCCTACAAGACAGGCGTTTTTACTCGTTGTGCGGCTCTCAGTGGGAAGGGCCATTGTGGGATCAGTACGAAAACAAACCCAAGTTTGAAGTCAACAAAATCATGTTGGCGGTCATTCGCATCGTTAACGAATACCGAAATAATCGCATCACAGTTGATTATGTGAGCAAAGACGGGACTGAAAACGACAAACTGGCAGAAGTCTGTGATGGCCTTTATCGTGCTGACGAACAAGCATCGGTGGCTGATGAGGCTTACGACAACGCTTTTGAGGAAGCTGTTGGCGGTGGCATTGGTGCATGGCGACTGCGTACCGTTTACGAAGACGAAGAAGACCCAGAGAATGAACGCCAGCGCATCAGATTCGAGCCAATCTTTGATGCTGACTCAAGCGTATTCTTTGACTTGAACGCCAAGCGGCAAGACAAGTCAGATGCCAAATATGCTTTTGTGGTCAACAGCATGACCCGTGAAAGCTACAAGGAAATCTACAACGATGACCCAACTGATTGGCCTAAGATCATTCACCAGTATGAGTTTGATTGGGCAACTCCTGATGTTGTGTTTGTGGCTGAGTACTACAAGGTTGAAGAAAAAACCGAGGTCATCCGCATATTTGAAGCCATTGACGGGACAGAGGAACGCTACACAGCCCAAGACTTTGCAGACGATGAAATGCTAGAAGAAACCCTGATGGCGGTCGGCACAAGGGAAGTTCGCCAAAAGCGCATCAAGCGTATGCGTGTTCGCAAATACATTATGTCTGGTGGCAAGGTGCTGGAAGATGCAGGCTACATTGCAGGCAAAAATATCCCCATCGTGGTGGTTTACGGCAAACGATGGTTTGTGGATAACATCGAGCGTTGCATGGGTGCGGTGCGCCTGGCGAAAGATGCCCAACGCCTGAAGAATATGCAGTTGTCCAAGCTGGGTGAGATTTCAGCCTTGTCCAGCATTGAAAAGCCCATCATGACCCCAGAGCAAGTGGCTGGGCATCAAGTAATGTGGGCAGAAGATAATCTGCGGGATTACCCTTATTTGCTAATCAACCCTGTAACTGGCGCTGATGGCGGCACACAAATTAGTGGCCCTGTGGCTTACACAAGGTCGGCACAAATCCCACCTGCGATGGCGGCACTTTTGCAGATCACAGAGCAAGATATGCAAGACATTTTGGGCAACCCACAAGGGGCTGACAAGATGATTTCAGGCGTATCAGGCAAAGCGGTTGAGTTAATTCAAACCCGTGTGGATATGCAGACGTTCATTTATATGAGCAACTTTGCCAAGGGCATGAAGCGATGCGGTGAGATTTGGCTTGGCATGGCAAAGGAAATCTACACCGAAGACAAGCGCAAGATGAAAACCATTGCTGCTACTGGTGAGGCCGGAATGGTTGAGTTGATGCAACCCACCATTGACACCAAAACTGGTGCTGTGGTGATGGCAAATGACCTGTCCAGTGCCACATTTGATGTGGTTGCTGATGTTGGCCCATCCTCTAGCAGCAAACGTGCGGCTACCGTCAGGGCTTTGACAGGGATGCTCCAGATCACCCAAGACCCAGAGACAGCCCAAGTGTTGACTGCAATGGCGATGATGAATATGGAAGGCGAGGGCGTTGGGGATGCAAATGCCTATTTCCGCAAGAAGTTACTGCGGATGGGCGTTGTTCAGCCAAGCGACCAAGAGGCCGAAGAACTCATGGCAGAAATGCAGGGCAAGCCTCAAGACCCGAACGCAATGTATTTGCAAGCCGCAGCCGAAAATGAAATGGCAAAAGCAGCAAAAGCGAGAGCTGATACTGTTGAAACAGTGGCAAGCGCAGAACTAAAACGGGCGCAAACGCTAGAGACTTTGGGCAAGGTTGAAGAGACAGCACAGAGCATGGCGATGAGCAATGCCCAGGCAGTGCAAGAAATTTTGCAAGGGCAGATTGTGCAACCTGTTGCGAATCAGTAAAAAACAAGCGACAATTAAAACAACGGTTACCACCCAGCCGTTTAAAGTGGGTGAGTTGAATGGGGTCAAAGATGAATCAAAAGGCAGTAATTGAGGACAATGAAGTCGAGGTAATAGAAGAAGAAATCGAAGTCAACGAACCCGTTGATGAGGTTGAACCGGAAGATACCGAGGAAGTAGTTGTCAGCATTGGTGAGGAAGCGCCACCTCCCGAAGAACATACTCCTGCGCCTGAATGGGTAAAAGAGTTGCGTAAGACGAACCGAGAACTGCAAAGGCAGAATCGTGAATTGCAAGCAAGGGTACAAGCCGCACCACCTGAGACCAAGCCAGTGGTGATTGGAAATAAGCCCAAGCTAGAAGATCATGATTATGACGCTGATGCATACGAGGAAGCATTGACCAGTTGGTTTGAGCGCAAGCGACAAGCCGATGAAATCAACGCCAAGCAAGAAGCTGAAGTTATGAATCAGCAAAAGGCATGGCAAGCTAAGTTGGATGGTTATGGCAAAGCGAAAGCCGAGCTAAGAGTGAAAGACTTTGAGGATGCTGAAGAAGTTGCTCAACAAGTTTTTTCTATCACCCAGCAAGGCGTTTTGCTGCAAGGTGCAGATAATCCTGCACTCGTTGTTTACGCACTCGGTAAGAACCCTGCAAAGGCTAAAGAGTTGGCTGAAATCAAAGACCCCGTAAAGTTTGCCTTTGCGGTAGCAAAACTGGAGAAAGACTTGAAAGTTACAAATCGCAGGCAAGCACCCGCCCCAGAGCGTATCGTTACAGGAACTGGAAGATCATCTGGTGCGGTTGACTCAACACTTGAACGGCTGAGAGAAGAAGCGGCTCGTACTGGCAACATGACCAA